CCAGATTTAACACCTGAACGTTACGGTAATTTCTTGCGTAGTTATTATCAGGACCGTGGCTTGATGGGTGTGTTAAAAGCAACGCCAGAGAATTTACAGGGGGTGCCAGAAGCGCGGCTTCTTGGTTATCCAGTTACTATTCCGTCTGTATTAGGTGTAGCAGGAGGTGCTGCTGCTGCCGGAGCTGCTTCTAGGATGGGTGCCGCTACACGCCGTGGTCGTGTTGTAAGAGCTGCTTCTGCAGGATTAGCTGGTTCCCTTGGTGGCATACTGACAGGAAATGTTATTAATGAAGTTATTGCAGCGGGTAATCGTCCAAAATTACCAACTGTCAATGAGTACGAAAGTTTGAGTACTGATAGAATTTAAGCAATAAGAAATAAAACGGGCAAGTGAACATTGCTAATCCAACAGTACAATATATGTATCAAGGAGTTCCTGCCGTAGGCGGAACTAATGTTGCATTTGAAACAATCGGATTGCCTGAAGCCGCAGTTAAAAAAGGTCGTCCTCAGACTTTTCTTCAGGATTTTGTTTCAGGTGCGCAAGGGCTTCTTGGTGGCATTCCTGGGTTAGGCGGTTTATTTACTTCAGGAGCGCCTGCTGTCACACAAACAACTCCTCAAGCTGCCGCAGGGGCAGGTGGCGCTGCTCCAGTGCCTCCTACCAGTGGTACTCAACAGCGACGTAACTTACCTGGACTTGGACGCGCCGCATTTATTGGTGGCATGATCCCAGGTGTTCTTGCTGCTGGCTCTGAGTTACAAGAAGGTCGTCCTACAGGTGCTGCTGCTGCGTTAACCACTGGCACCCTTACATCTGGTATTGGTACTGCACTGTTAAAAGCGCCAAACCCACTTGCAAAAATTGCTGGTGGTGCGCTGATGTTAGCTGGTACCCAAATCCCAGGCATGGCAGCCAGTGGTGCTGAGTCTGTTCGCCAGAAAGTAACTGGTGAGCCAACGAAAGGCAAGGAGCAAGAATTCAGTACGCAAATGGCCATGCGTGGTCAAATGCTACAGCAAGACCTTACGTCTCTTGAGCGTACTCTTGGTGTTAATTTAAATGCAACCAAAGATCTTGCTAAGTTTTATTCTGATCAAGATCTGTACAATCTTCAGCGGATGGAGCCAGTGCTTGCTCGCATGAAGAATAATGAGGTTGTTCGTCAGCAAGCACTGATGAATACTCAAGGTCAAAACTATGCAATGCTTGGCACACTCGCAACAGCAGGACAACTTGCAACTGGAGCGCAAGCCGAACGTGGTGCATTAATGCGTACTGCGTTAACTGCTAATCCATATGCATCTTCCACCTTGCAAGCACCTTCTATTTCTTACGGGTGATTGACATGACATATTCATATGAAGGAATTAATTTAAGCGGAGGCAATCCTTTGGTTGCCGGTAAGTATGGCGGATTAATGTCTCGGTTTGATCCAGAAGAAGCCAAAGCATACAAAGAAGCTTTGGGTGAGTACGGACCACTGATTTACACTTTAGAAAAATCTCGTGAACGAGAGGCAGACCCTGAATACATTAGAGGGCAGCTGGCTCCAATTGAAGAGATGCTGAACCGCCGTGGCGAAAAACAACAGATGTTTGGTTTGCAGTCTAATTTAATTGGTGCAGGTTTAAATGCAATAAATAAAATTCCCGATACAATGCTTGCAATGCGTGCAATTCCACTGCAAGAAATGGCATATCAAACTAGGAATATTCCGAATATTATTGGTCAATACTCTCCGACTTCCTACGGTTCTCTTCAGTATCGCCTCGCTGGGGGCAGGAGTTAATTATGTTTGGTATCGCACCCGCCGCATTTAATCTTCCAGGCCTAGCAGGAGCTGGCGCATTGGGCTCTGGTGCAGCAGCAGGAGCCGGTGCCGCTGGTGGGCTTGCAGGGCTAGGCGCAGCACTTGGTGGACCGATTGGTTGGGCAGGATTAGGTCTTAGCGCTCTTGGTTCTGTTGGTAATTTATTTGGTGGTCAAGCTGCGGCAGACAGAGCTCAACAACAGATGGAAGATCAGTTTGTCACAAACCTTGGAATGAGTTTTCTTGGTCCAGATCTTGCACAACGTCGTGATGCTATGCGTGCACGCGATGAACTTGCTGTCGCTGGATCCTTGCCTGCACGCCAAATTGAAGCCCGTGATTTTCGAAAAGAATTAGCTGGTAAATATGCTGATCCGTTTACACGTGCATTTGCTGGACGTATGTCTGGTGCCACCACCGCATAAACATCATGTACGACGACATCCAATCTTTTCTCGAAGATCTTATTGAATCAAAAACAAAGGCTCGTCCCAGTAGTTCTGTACGTATTGCAAAACAACGTATTGGATATGGCGAAGACCCCATGGTTGCCGCCAGGGAATTTGAAACGTATGCGCTAGGCCAAGGTTGGAAACCCAAGCGTGTTGCAAGAGGGGTTCGCCGTATTCAAGATACTGAAACTCAACCAATTGCGGCCGAAAAATATAAATACGCTCCAACATTAGTTGAACGGACTTATCGTGATTTACTTGGCCGTGCTCCAACTCAAAGTGAAATTGAAAGCAACATTGCATATGCCGGTGCAAAACGAGTAAATCCTGGTGACGTAGGTGCGTTTGAAGCTTTGCTTAACGAATCATTGATGTCTTCTCGCGAAGGAATGGCAAAAATTAAAACACCAGAAGACATTGAGTACGAGCGTAAGTATGGCCCAATTCCTGTTGTAGACGGCAATCTCCAACGTGGTATGGTGGTGTTCCGTCCGGACAAAGTTGCGACCATTAATAAACAATTGCGTGAAGCAGCGTTTTCTCCAATCGCTGGATTGAATTTATCGGTATAGTAAATACGGATATTGTTTAAATTTAATGCTTGAGGATTTTTCGTTAATTAAAGACGTATTGCGTAGAAATTCAAATATTGAAATCAGGCGTTCTGTTATACATGGCTGGGGAGTTTTTGCTAAACAAAAAATTAAGCAATACACGTTGCTGGAAGAAGCCCCATATTTTGCCGTTCCAGATGAGCAATTAAGTTATGCTCCAGAGTGTGAACGTTATTCTTATTGGTTGACAGATAACAGTCAGTTGATAGGGATGGGTTATGCTGGATTGTATAACCATAGTGACTCTGCAAATGCGTCTTATGAAATTGATTATGTGAATCAAGTGATTCGTCATTATTCAATTTTTGACATAGAAGCAAATCAAGAGATCACACTTGACTATGGCAAAGAAAACGTTGATCGTTTTAACTTGAATTAAGGAGGCTTTTTAAGATGTCAATGGGAGGCATGGGTGGCGGCGGCGGAGGAATGTCAGGTGGCGGCGGTGGCGGCGGAGGAATGTCAGGTGGCGGCGGCGGAGGAATGTCAGGTGGCGGCGGCGGAGGAATGTCAGGTGGCGGCGGTGGCGGCGGCGGTGGCGGCGGTGGCGGCGGCGGTGGCGGCGGTGGCGGCGGTGGCGGCGGCGGTAGTGGAATGTCTTCCGGTGGCAGCGGTGGTGGTGGAATGTCTTCCGGCGGCGGCGGTGGTGGAATGTCTTCCGGCGGCGGCGGTGGCGGCGGTTCTTTTGATAGAAAAGAAGTAAAACAACTAATAAACAAACTAGAAGATAAAGGCAAAACAGCAGAGCAAATTCAAGCAAGAGTTGGGAAAATTGGTGGTAAAGAAGGCGGTATTACCACAAAAGGTCAAAGCTTTTTAAACCGTTACGTATCAAAAAACACCCCAACAATTTCAGGGGGTGGTTCAACTACTTCTGCCAATGAGGGTGGTGGTAATGATGGTGGTGATTTTACTGATTTTGGTATTGGTGGTGGGGGTGTTTTTGAAACGGATGACCTTCTTTCCACACCTGAATACAATTATTTAACTGCGGGCTTTGACGTTGAGTCTTCCAGACTTCGCGCACAAGCAGATATTGAAGTTGCTAAATTACAAAAAGATGCTTTACTTGGTGTTGCAGGTATTGAAACGAAAGGCAAGCTTGATCTTCAACCAATTATTAATGCTGGCTTAAAAGATGTAGAAAATATTCGCGCTACATCAGAGCGTGATGTTGCAAATATTGCTAAAGCATCTTCAATGTATGGTTTAATTGCTTCTGCGTTTGGTTGATGCTTATTTTGATTTACGGTAGTTTATAATAATTGAATAAACCATCACATAAGGTTTGAAACATGACTTACTCTACGGGCGTTGCCGGTGAAACCGAAAACGCTTTTAACATTGCTGAGTTTGAGAATCTTCTCAATCGTCTGGAATCTTCTAAAAAGCGTCAACAACGTCAAAAATCTGTTGAAGGCCGTCGTGATATTTACACGCAAGGTCTTGCCAGTATGATGTCTAACTTCTGATTTAATAAGATCACACAAACTCGTAATATTAAAGTACAATGACCAGCAGCATTGAAGATACTTACGCATCAGACGATTGGTTTGATTTAGATAAATATCGGCAAGCTGCTGGTGTTGCATACGAGTTTTCTAAAAAGAAGATGGAGACTTCTGGTGAACAAGAACGTGAAACCATCGGTAAAGGTGCAGAAGAACAACGTCGCTCTTCCGAACAAGGGCAACAGTTCAAGCAAGCAGATGAAGCCCGAGATTACTCTCAGGCCCAACGCGCTTATCGATATTGAAGTATTTGAATCCTGGGTCGATGACCTTGATTCAGCTACTCAAGAAGCTTTTTGTTCTTTCTCCAGCGATAACTACTCTGTAATTGAGTGTTATTTATACGCACGTTTCCTTGGTTACAACGGAAGCATTGTTGCGTGTGAAGCTTGGGTAAACAGTAATTACCCCAAGCCAGATCAACGCAAAAAACTCTTGTATGAAATTGATGAAATGCAAGAGGATATGCGTAAGTTGCGAGAAGACGTTGAGAACGGCATCGTAAAACGTGATGCTGGTGTTGCTCGTATTGCAAGCATGCAAAAAGAATTACGCGGGACAATTGCTCAAGTTGAACAATTTACTGCACTCAAAGATCGAAAAGGTCTTTTAATGGCAGGAGCAGATCGTGCTATACGAGAAATCTTGTCAGTGTTTAAAGACGACCCAATTGAAATCCCCCTGGAAGAAGCATCCATGAGTGTTTGGGCTCATATGCAATTAGAAGAATGAATACACAACAACCTACGCAAGATTCTCAAGAGCAAAGTTCAACACCAAGCTCTAGCGTTCCTGATCGTTTGATTAATTTACTTGTTCAGTTACAACGTAACCGCAAGTATGGTAGCTTTGGTGCACCTTCAAATCCAACTGGAGAAAGGGCATAATTATGCCAAAAAAAATGCCGCCACAGTTCGTTGAGTACTTAAAGCGTAAAGAAGCCAAACGAGCTGATGGCTCAGAGATGAGCGATGAAGAAAAAAGAAAAGCCGCTTTAGATAAAGCAAGCAAGTATAAAAAACAAAAAGACAAAAAATAAGTTAGTATTCAATAACTGATTGAATACTTTCATGCCGTCTTACCTTCATTTAGCGTATCGACGAAATGCAAGGGCGGCGGCACAGCAGCAACAAATTCGTCCTCCTAAAAACGCTGAATCTCTTCAACTTGCCAGGGAAGATTTTGGTTTTTTTTGTGAGTATGTAGCCAATAAACCTCCTGCGACTCACCATCGTCATTGGCATCATCATTTCATTACAAATGAAGACAGCAATTGTTTAATTAAAATCGCAGGACCAAATATTGATTTGTTGGCTCCACGGGGCTCAGCTAAATCAACAGTACTTGGTTTGTTAACTGCGTGGGCAATTGGTATTCATACGCATGCCAAAATGCCACTGCAGATCCTTTACTTGTCATACACGGTTGATATTGCACGTTCCAAATCAGCAACCATTAAACGAATCATCGAAAGCAAACGGTACCAAGAAGTGTTCCCTAAGGTACGCCTGCTTAAAACTGCAACCAGTAATGAGTACTGGTCTATTGATCACAAGTTTGCTGGCATCAACACTACAGGTGAAGAGCAATTTACGCTCTGCGCGGCAGGCCTTAAAGGTTCGGTGACATCAAAACGATCACACCTTGTGATGATTGATGACGCAATTAAATCTGCAGCTGATATTGCCAACCCAGATATTCGCAAACAAATGCAGGAGAACTGGAATGCGGTGATTGCACCAACCATGTTTGAAGGCGCCAGAGCCATCTGCCTTGGCACTCGATTTAGACATGATGACATTCACGCAACTACGTTTAACGAGCAGAATAACTGGCGTCAGATTGTTCTTTCTGCAATCTTGAGTGATCCTAAATCAGGCGATGAGGTTTCCTATTGGCCTGAAATGTGGTCACTTGATTATCTAAAAGAAAAGAAACGGCAAGCACCAATTGCTTTTTCTTTCCAGTATATGAATCAAATCATCAGGCAAAACGAACTATCGCTTGCGCCTGAGCTAATTGTGAAAGCAGAAATTGCAACTGAGTTCGACACTCTTGGAGTTGGTATTGATCTATCTGTTGGAACAAAAGAAAAGAATGATTACACAGTAATGGTACTTGGTGGTCGTGTTGGAGACCAGATTCATATTATTGACTATCGACGCATTCGCGTAATGGGTAATCTAGAAAAACTAGATATTCTCAAAGAGATGCTCCACGATTGGTCCATCTTGGGTAAGGATGCAAATGACCTTTATTTCCCCACTCATTCATCGTGTGATATTTGGTCAGAAGCTGTTGCGTACCAGGCTTCCATTGAGGCTGATTTCAAGCGCATTTGTTTGAACAATGAAGAACTCTGGAATCTTAAATGGCATCCAGTGAAAGGTTTTAGGTCTGATAAACTTGCACGCTTTAGAGGTTGTATGGGATTATTTGAAGAGCGTAAGATTATTTTTAATCGCTACCGTAATTTCACTGCAATGTTTGAAGAGCTTACAAACTTTGGTGTAAGTAGTCACGATGACTGCGTTGATTCTCTTGTTTGGTTAATTAACGGATTAATGCGTAAAGGTAATCTTCACCTTGATTACTGAATTTAGAATTAGAAAAAAGCTTTATACCAGTGGGACCAGAATACTTAGCAGTCGGCCTTACGGCTATCATATCCGCCGTTACAGGCGGTAGTTGGGCAATGAGTAAATTGTTAGGCAGACAGCAGGAAAAGCTGGATCAGGCCTATAGTTACATTAGTTCTCAAAAACGACGGGTAGATCTTTTGGAAGACCAGATCAACCGAATGCCAATCGAGTACGTGCTTAAGGTTGATTTCTTAAGAGAAATTCAAGAAATGCAGGATAATTTCCGCGAGATCAACAATAAACTTGATAAACTGATTGAAAAGTTACTTAGCAAATGACCAGTTACATTCTTGAAGTTCAAGAAGACGAAAACGGTGATTGTTTTATCACGCTTCCCGACGAGGTTATTGAAGACCTTGGTTGGCAAGAAGGTGATGTACTCGATTGGGACGTAAAGGGAAATGGGATTGTACTGTCCAGGGTGAATGATTCATCCGGGTACGAAGTATTGGAAGACTAGAATAAAGAAAAAAGAAAAGACATGGTAATTTATCGCGGCGAAGGTGCAAACTTTCCGGGAGCAGCTGGTAACCTTCTTCCTGGCGGCCCAAGCTTTGACATCAATCGTACACCTGGAGCGCTAATTGCAGCAGGAATTCCAGTGGGTCAAGATCCACGCTTTCCTATGTCTCAAGAGTCGTTTGAGCAGTATGTTGACGAACGCAGGTTGAACAAACGCCTTGAACCTTATGGCGGCAGTATCCTTGAATTTTTGCGTCAACGCAACCCAGCAAACAAAGGCGCTTCCCTCCCTGGAACTCCAGGAAATTTTGGCGGCTTACAAAATGCACAGTTCTATGGTGGTCCGCAGATGGGCCAATTGCCCCCTGGTTACACTAAAACAATTTCCTGATGAAAAAGAAAAAGTTGGTAAAACGTGCACTCAAACATCCTGAGCTGTATACACCAGCTGAACTTGCTTTTTTTGGGCGTTGGTTGTGGTTACGAAAACAGCGCAAAAAAGCTGCTAAGATGAAATTAAATAATCAGGAAATAATTAATGGCTGACGCCAAAGCCCGTCTTCAAGAAATTATCAACGCGTATCTTGAGAAGGATAGTGACATCGTTGTTGATACGGGTGTTGTTGCGTCTCATATTGCACAAATGAAATTATTTGGCATCCGTCAGGGTGTTGAATTTTTCCCGTCACAAGATAACTTCGGCGCACAACGCAAAGATTTTCTTGATCGAGTAATTAAGTACAACAAGTTAGACACCAGGTTGGATTCCATTTGGGAATACTTCATGTGTGACGGCAAAGGGTTGTTTTATATCCGACCAACTAAACAGAGCTACCGTCTTTATTATTTCCGAGAGCACGAGTATCGCACTTATTACAACGTAGATGGCGAGCTGGACGAGGTGGTGATCATCTATAGCTATAAAGTGCGTCGCGGAAATGGATTCGGTGATGACATTACGGCAGTTAATATCACAAGCAACAAAAGCACCTGGAACCCAGGAGCCAAGCGTTATATTCGCCTGTCTATTAAACAACGAGAAATTGAAGAAACACACTCTGATTCTGAGTTGTCATTTGAAATGCCGGTTTATGCATTAACTGGTAATACTAAAAAGTTTGTAAATACTCTGGGATTTATTCCATGCGTTGAGATCCTGAACAACCCCAAAGGTTTTTCTACGGAGGGTGTCGGTGAGTTTGATTCAATGGCAAACCACATTTGCACTCACGATGAGTTAATGCGAACGATTCGCAAAAACATTACATTCTTTGGTAATCCAACACTGCTTTCTTCACGGCCTAAAACCGACCTTATGGAATCCGGGGATACTGCAACTGTGCAGCGCCCTTCCATTGCTGCAAATTCTGGCTTTACTAGCCCAGCAGCTTTAAGCCGTTCAATGTTTAAAGCTGATCCAGTTAGTCGTGGTGTAGACGGTTCTATCCGTGTTCCACGCATTATTGCAAACCTGGAACCAAACGACCGTGTTGGTTATATTGTGCCAGATGCAATTACTGGTGACCAAAATGCATTTGCTCGTCAGTATAGAGAAGAGATTCGTACAGCACTTGGTGGTGTTGATGAGCTTTCAATTTCTGCTGGCGTAACCGCAACTGAATATAAATCACTGTTTGGTCGTGTTGCTGCTACATCTAAGAAAAAAGCAAATGCAATTTATACACATGGTATTTGTCGTTGTCTTGAATTAATTCTTTACCAAGAAGAACAGTTATTTAAAACAACGCTTGCAGCTGCTGCAGGTATTGAAAAACCAGTTGACTTGCCCGCTAATACTACCCCAGAAGCAGAAAGAGCTTATGAGGATGCAATGAAGCAATACAACGAAACATTAAAGAAACTGTTGATGGCATGCGTGGAAACCCAAATGATTCCACCAGGAGTCATGGGTCTCATTCCAGATGGTGACCTTACCGTTCTTTGGCGTTGGCTTGGCCCTGTGTATGAGGAATCAACGCAGGACATACTGAACAACTCCATTGTGGTGCGCAACCTTCAGGAATTAGGTGTTGATAGCATTGAAGCACTGAAATACCTCTTCCCGTCTAAAACGGATGAGGAACGGGCCGAGATGTTATCTGGGTTCCCGTTCAGGATGGTGAACGAATTGCAGGGTGCATACTCTCAGTTCGCAAAACTAGTGGGGGGAATGATGCAGACTCCTCACCCGCAAGCACCGGATCTTCCGATGGCTGCGGATCCAAGATTGGATTTAACGCCATATCTGTATCGAACATTAGAAGCTTTACAAAAGGAGATGAGTTATGCAGGACGCTACCGTCCAATCGATCCCACAGACGAGCCAAGTTCCGGCAGCGGTGGCTCCCAGCAGCTACGTGGTCCCGAGCCCCAGTTACCAGGCAGCTCCGGCCCAACAGGCTCCAGTGGCGTATCAGGTGGGTACCAGCTACCCCCAAGCAGTACCTCAGGGGATCCCCAATTACCAATCCGCCCCTACTCAGTACGCCCCCCAGTCCCAACCGGAGACGCAGGGCAATCCATGGGAATCAGCGTTCAACAAGGTGGTGAACCTACTGAGCGCACCAGTTCAATCCCCGTTCCAGGGTCAACCGTCAGCGCCGACGACAACGTACGCCCCGGCCAATTACGGACAGCAGTACAGCAGCCCAGCTACGCAACAATCGGCTCCGCAGACTTGGTCTCCCAACCAGGCATCATCGCCCAACTCTTCCCCAATTTCCTCCAATCCATCCTTGGAGGCGGCGGCCCAAGCAGTGGTGCAAAACCTGAGTCCGGAAAGCCAGTACGTGGTAAACGCGTACGGTCTGGAAGCACCCGCAATCCTAAATAACTATGCCCTTCAACTGGAAGGCATGCTGGATAGTGCAGTCGCTTGGGGCAGCCGAGCCAAAGGGCTGATTGAAGGTTATGCCAACTTCTCGGTAAACGAGCATCAAGAGAATCTTGCATATAACGAGATTCTTACTAATCCTGATGTGCTTAGTGATTACACCTTGAAGTTCTTTGGTCCGGAAGGCCCGTACCCTGTGTACGAAAGCGAAGGTGATCTGGAAACTCAAGGTTATCCCACGGAAGAAGTGAATCCTTACTTCAATCAGTTCCCGGCACCTCCTGCTGCTTCTGCTCCACAGCAACCTGAAAACTTCTGGGGTAGCTTTAAGCAGCAAATGGATATGGATCCCAGCCAAGCCTGGCGTATCTTAAACCAAGCTCAGCCGAACGTTGTTGCAAACAAACTGTTTGTGATGGAGTGATGCCATGCGCGGCACTCTTAAATACGGCGTACCTATTGCCGCTGGCTTAGCCACGGGTGGGTACGCTCTTTCTCAAGGCGAAGACCCAGGATCTGCGGCACTTGCTGCAGGTGCCGGAGCCCTTGGTGGCGCTGCTGGTTTACTTGGAGCCCGTGCACTTGCTGGTAAATACGCCCCTTCTTTACGTAAAGCAGGTATTGCAGGAAAGGTTGCGGGTGAAGAAGAGTTGATTAAATCTGCAGTAAAAGCTCCTGCGGGTTCCAGAGCGGAGTCCATGCTTTTGGGTTTGGCTGACAAATCCATACGCATGCCAATTCCTTCTCAACAAGCTTTTACACGTGGCGCAGGCAAAGCTGTTGCCGCAGGTTTAGTTCCCGCTTCTGCACTTGCTGCCGGTCTTGGTGGTGTTGCACTTGGTGCTGTACCTGGCGCAATAGGAATCCCTGGTTTCCAGCAACAACAGTATATGGATCCTGAGTCTTATGGCTCAAGTAACACGATGGGTGCACTTGCAACCACCGATGGATCTATGACAACAATGCGGTACATGTGATACGTAAGTTCACTACCTGCTAAAATTTGTGTTAGATAAGACGTAAATGTCTTTATCTTTCACCCGATAAAAACATCGACACTGGAGGATAAACCAAGGTGTTTATTGATAGCTAGTTCAGATCCTGGTAGGTATTTCCTTTCAAGATTTGGTAAATAGCTCCGTGATTACAGTCAAACTTTTCGGCAATTTTTCTATAAGAAAGACCAGCCTTTTTTAAAGATTTGATTTGAATTACGTCATCCGAAGAAAACTTTCTCAAAGAGTTCTTCGGTCTTCCTTTACTGGCAAATCCATTGTTTTTATAACAACCGTTTTTCCAGGCTCTTGTTAAATTTTCTTGTTTGGTAACGATCTCAAGATTGTCAAGTTGATTATTTCTCTTGTCATTGTCCTTGTGATCAACTTGTAAGGAAAAGTTATTTGTTCCATGAGAACGAAGATCTAATCCCAAAAAAACTACAGCCATCAAGACATGAAGATGAAATCGTTTTCTTTTTCCATTTACAAGAACTGAGATACGGTCATAAACACTGGTTGAACTGATGGGTAATTCTCGAAAATACTCTTGATTGTCGGGATCAAGACGTTTCTCAAAAGCTTTACCTTCCTCAGTTAAGTAAAGATTACCAAATCCAGGAACAAGTTTTGGTTCCATGTTGTTCATAAACAGGTTTCCAAAGCGTAGCATGCCTCAACTGAACGCTCAACGTTGTCACCTCATCAAGTAATTGACGAGTGCAAACTGGATGAATTCAGGGAAGCCCTAACGTAAAGACGAGGGTAATCCTGAGCCAAGCCAATCAAGTCGTGATTGGAAGGTGCAGAGACTACTGGGTGTAACACGACCTTGTTACGTAATACCAGATTTAGCGTCCGGCATCCCACAGGGATGAAGAGATAGTCCACCCCTCTAAGAAACTAGAGACCAGGAGAACGATTTTCCAAAAATCTTGGGTGCGGAACTTTACCGTCCCCACCCTGCGTATATCGCAGAAATGGCAGTCGAACCTGTGGTCGTTCACGACTTCACTCGTCAGCCTGGCCAAACTGTTCAGTTAGACCGCTATAAGTTCTGGGGTACCCCTGGTACTAAGGACAGCCGTGAGCGTATTGCCGACCAAACAATCGGTACTGCCAACAGCCGTAACATCACCAAGGAAAAAGTTCTGGTGGTGCTTAAGGAATACACGGGTCCTGCGGATCCGGGTGATCCGACCCAGCCTAGCACTTTTAAGATTGCCCGAGAGACTTTAATCACGGCTCAGCGCCTGCTGCTGGACTCTGGGAACCTTAATATGTTCCACCAGTCCATCGGTAGCCTGACGCTGCTTGATGACTACCGTCGTTGGCGCGACCGCGTCTTCATTGACGAACTTGCCAAAGCTGAAGCTAACGGTGCTGCTTCTACAACCCAAGGTGGTTACTACTTCCCTGGCGGCAAAACTAAAGATTCCTCTGGTCGCATCGGCTATACCGCCACTGAGTATGGCAACGATCTGCAACAGTTCCAGGTGCGTACTGACCTGCTGACCGTTGTTAAGGACCTGCGTAAGCGTAATACCCCAACGTTTGCCGATGGTCTGTATCGCTGCATCTGCGATCCTACTTTCATGATGCACCTGCGTCGTGACCCAGACTTCCGCGAAATTGCTCGCTACGCTGGTAATCCTGGCCAAGGCATGTACATGGGCAATCCCATGATGCCTAACAACGCCAGCTTCTACATGGGTCCCCAGGCTGGCCAAGGTTATTTCCTGGCTGGCGAACCTGTGATGCCTACAGGCGTGCAGTTTGAAGGTGTGAAGTTCTACGAATCGACCAACTTCCCGATCAAGAACGTCACTGCTGCCTTTGATGCTGGCACCGGCAACAACTATACTTCCAAGGAAGTGGCACAAGGCTTCTTCTTTGGTCCTCAGTCGGTTGGTGTTGGTATTGGCGGCCCGAATGCGCAGGTTCTGATCAACAATAACGACGATTTCAGCCGCTTTATCATCCTGATTTGGCAACTGTACGCTGGTTTCGAAATCCTGAACAAAGATTTCGTCACAACCGCATACAGCTTTGTGCAAGATGACGGCACAATCTGATAATTAACCTATTAGCAAAACATAGGAAAAGATAAATGACCTATCTGTCTTCAAAAAAAATCTACCCAGGCAACTGGGCAGAGCCGCTTAACGGTTGGTACAAAAATATTGATGCCGACTATGCTGGTGTTGTTGACGGTTCCAAGGGTGGCCCTACTTCGGTTCTGGCTATCCCTGGTTACCGCTACTTCCAGCAGCGTGGTTACGTGCCCGTCACCGCTACTTCTGGTGCCGGCGCCGTTTCTTCGGGTAATGTGATTGTTCCTTCCCCTTATCGGCAGGATGACACTCGCCCTGACATCACTGGTATGGTGATCTCCGGTAGCAGCGCACTTCCTGCATACGTGTATCGTGCCACCATCTCGGTTGCTTCTGGCTGGGGCGACGGTCGTGTTGCTTCTGGTATCTATGCTGCCACTGGTAATGTTATTACCTTCTGCACAGGCCTGACTTCGACTGGCACTGTTGGCGAAGCAGTTGCACAAGCAAACCTGGTTAGCACTACTTCTGGCGAACAAGCTGGCGAAATCTTCTTCGTTGGTAGTTCTGCTGGTTACAGCTCCAACCCCTTTATTACGGTGACTGGTGCTACGGGTGTTACTCCGGACGTAGCTTACAAATCCCTGACAAGTGCTGCCACCTATAAGGTGCTGGCCCGTGGGTCGCAAACTGCTACAACCTCTTCCGGTGGCTGGTACATCTCCAGTGGTGATGCCAATGCCGGCCGCACTGGTTACTTCGTGGTTGAAGTGTGCTACATCCAACCTGATGTTGCACCTGGCTACGAAGATATCGATGGCTACCTCCTTGGTCGCACTGTTAGCTGATTGAGTTAAACTAGGACCAGACAATAACTGGTCCTATGACAACTCTTTCCCATGCCCTGCTTTATCAGCACAAAAAAACAGGTGCACGCGTCAAGGTTGTAAGCGAGTGGGATAATGGCGATTGGTACATGGTCGAAGATCAAGACGGTCGCCTTTTCACTGCTTACAAAACTGAACTTGCCCCTGATGAAGATGCAACCAAAAAGGTTAAAACTCTTCAAGTAAAAGATAAAGCAGCACAAGAAGAGCCGCGTACATTCCCGCCCGATCACCGTTTGAATATCAACTCAGCTACCGCACAGATGATCGCTGATCATATTAAAGGTATTGGGTTGAAAACGGCACGAGAGATTAAAGATCTTCAGATGTCCTTATCGGGTGAAAGGTTTAATAATCTCGAACAACTCAAACAAATCAAACGAGTTGATTGGGACTCGGT